ATTTGTCTGCGTATTTAACCCATCCTGTTACCATCGCACCGTCTGCTCTGAAGAAATACCATTCGTTGTTAATCTTCTTCCATCCAGTAGCCATAGCACCGCTACTATCAAGCCAATACCACGCATCCGCACGTTTAACCCATTTGTTTAGGATGCAATAACCGCTAGTATCGAATAGATACCACACGCCGTTAATGTATTGCCATTTATCTTTAGGATAGCTACCGTCTTTGCTTTGATACCACCATCCAGTAGCATTCTTTTGCCATCCTTCTTTAACTTCACCTAAACCGTGTTCAATATCATGTTTGAATTGTTCACGACTAATACCCCATTTAGCAAGATAAGGGTAAGGGTCTACGTGGTCACTGTAATTGTTTGGTTGATTATACGTGCAATAGTAGTGTGTTTTAATACCTTCTAAATCGTCTGAATCAAGCGTTTTAGGAATACCTGCTTCATCCGCTAGGTTACGTAATAACTCCACGTACAATCGATAATCTGTCATAAATTCTTCCATTGTGGAATGACTTTCAATCAATTCTACCTGCCCGTAGCCTTCAGCGTTCCAACCGCCTCCAACATCGTAAGCACCTTGATTAACAGGCCCTACCTGCATTACACGTCCGTTCCCTACAACGTGTGAGAAGAATCCAGATTCTACAGGTCTACGCATGTGGTAATCTGCTTCATTCTGTGCTGTTGAATTTCTGTTGCCTGTTGAGTGTGCATGAACCTGTCTATAAGGCGCATAACCAATTTGAGGTAATCCCTCTCTGTATCTACTTGTATCAATTTCCATTTATATATTCCTCCTTATGTTGTTGGCCAAGGGTCGTCAGTGATGTATGAAATATTAGATACCCGAATATCGCCGATGTCTCTATCGGTCGGTACTGGGTCGTTGAATTGGAAACGCATGTGATTTGCATCACCATAACCGCCTACATACCACGTCCCGTATGGAACGCCGTCATCGTTGAAAATCTGACCGATTAGCGAACCAGACGTTCTATACCCTAAAGGTATGCCACCGTTTGCTATAAGGAAACATTTCTTTTCACGGTTTCCTGGGTGCCCAATAAACGCCGGATTACCACGTCTAACAATACCGAACCAACCCCATTGTAGTCCTCCGAATTGATAAGATACGGTATCATTAACTCTTCGGACTTGCATATAAGAATTACCTAATTTAGACAGTACGTTTAGTTTTTTCCAACCTGTATCACCGTCTAACACAAACCAACCTTGGTTACCTGACGCTGTACGTTTAATCCATTTCAAAGCTCCGTTAGTTTTCTTAGTATCGACATAAGTCTGTCCGATAGTACCATCGACTTTACCGTTTGGCATTCCCTCACCGATTAGTTCGCTAGAGGAAGTTGATGGAGTAGGTGCATTTTGACTGGAAGTAGGTAGAGTTACGCTTCCGCCACCATCAGATAAGATGAGTGTATTCCCTGATAAAGTCAATTTTTGAGGAATACCAACGCCGTCACGACCGTTTTCACCTTTTGGTCCGCGTTCACCTTGGATACCTTGTGGCCCTTGAGGTCCAGCGGGTCCAGTTTGTCCGATTGGTCCTTGTTCCCCACGGTCTCCTTTTGGTCCAGGTTGCCCATCTTGTCCACGTTCACCTTGAATACCTTGCAAACCTTGAGGCCCTTGCAGTCCATCCGCTCCTCGTTCTCCTTGTGGTCCTGGTGGTCCTGGTGGTCCTTGTGGTCCAGGCTCTCCTCGTTCGCCACGCTCGCCTGATTTTAATTGAACGGCTTTTAGCTCGTCTTTAGTCGCTAGGGTATCAGATTTTGTTTCCAAATTTTGAACTCGCATTTTCAATACTGTATCGTTGTACGGTTGCGGTAGTTCCGTTTTTTTAGCGTATTCTGTTAACGGCTGGTGTTCCGTTAAATAGTGCTTACTTTCAAGTTCTTGTTTTGTAACGAGTGAACTTGTATCAATATTTGGATTTGATTCTAGCGCTGATATACGTTGTTTTAATGCGCTATCGTCATAAACAGTATCTTTATCAGTCTTTGTCTTTAAAGTCTCAATTTCGCTTGAAATTTGCTCAATTTCAGCACGTTCAACCTTATTTGATAATTCTTGCTTAGTAGCGAATGAACTTGTATCAATTTCTGGTTTTGTTTCAATCGCTTGTAAACGTCGTAAGATTTCAGAATCGTCAAAGGTTGCGCCCTCAACATGAATATTCTTGATCGCTGCTTCTAGTTCTGCTTTAGTTACGATGTCAGTTAATGCTACAATACGTTTTGTGTCTTTCTCAATAACGGGTAATTCGCTGTGCTTATCAATTTCTGACACACGAACTCCAAACGAGAATTTAAGAATATCTGCCGATTGCACGACTTTTTCAGCGTAAACATACCCGTACACGATTTCGTCTGTTGTAATTAAGCTAGTATCGAATGGAACAGTTGCGATATTATTTTCAACCACTCCGACGACTTCCAAGAAACGATTTGTCGTTTTGAAGTGAAATAACACAATGATTTTTTCAACGCTGACTCCGTTAAGTTGCAACTCGATAAATGCGTTGTTTTTATCGTGACTATAAAATTCTTCTTTTACTTTGTAAACCTTATCTCTGACATCGACACAAACGCCAGCTTGTCGTTTAATAATTTTTTTCAAAGGTTGTCCCCCTTTCATGAAAAATAAAAAGGGAAGTCTTAGGACCTCCCTTTCTTAGTTTAATCTTCGCTAGGTTCGTGATACCCAAGCGCTCTTGTGCTGTCAGTCAGACCAGCTGTTGTAGGGTCGTTGACAATACCAACAATCATCAAAACAGCAAACAATGCGTTGATAAACACTAATAATTTATCGATTGTTTCGCCTAACTCTAAACGAATGTTAAATACAGCTAGAAACGTTTGTAGCAACAGTGCTAAAGCTGGCACTAATGTAAGCCAAAATGTTTTATTTAATACTCGTACTTTCCAGTTAATTTTGTTCATCATTTTTCCTCCGATAATTCTAGTTTGAGAAACTTCTCAAACAATATTTTGACGGCGCCATTTCCGCCCAATTCAACATAGCTTTCATAAAGCCTTGAAAGTTCCTCGATTTCATGTTGAGTTGTCCACCCGCGCCTAATTGCTTTTTTTAAGTTTTCTTGTAATCGAAAACGCTGTAATCGTTGCAAACCTTTTCCAATGAGAGAAAGATTATCACGATTTTCTCGCCCGATTTCGTTTATTTCACCAACTGATTTTTCAAGCCCTCCGATTTTGTCTGAAAGTACGTTGATTTGTTTTTCAGTTTCTTTTGTGTTCTTCGTACTCTTGAATGAAAAGTAGCTCGGAATTATAACGATTAAAACGGGCGTGAGTTTATCGATTAAGGTCAGAAAATCCAATTAACCCACCTCCCTTTCTAAAACAGTTGACTATTGAACAGGCTGAGTATCTAATTCGCTGGATGGCTTTTCTGCTTTTGGTTCAGTCCACTTCCAGATGCCTAACTTACCGTTTTGCTCAAGTGTCGCAAGTTGCTCAAGTGTTTCGCCTTGATAAGTGAATGGCTCGTTTACTTGAATCATAACGCGTTTGCCTTCTTGGAATTTCTCAACATGATTCACATCTTCAAGTGTGAAAATTTCTTGTGGTTGGTAAGTTTTGCCAGTTTTAGCAGGGTCCACCAATTCAAGCCCACGTTTGAACACAGTCGGATCTAGAGGATTATCCACGTCCGTTACTCGAGCTAATACTGCCCAATCTGCAACGGCTTTTACTTCCGCAATTTTCGCATCTTTCTCAGCAAGTTTTTGCTCGTAATCTTCCGCTTGAGTGTGTAAATCTTCTTGAAGTTTCTTAACCCCCTCCGCTGGATTGAATTCAGTAGTCACTTGTCCAATGACTGCCTTAATTAATTCCTCGTCTGATTCGTTTACAAGGTTACCAATGAGAACACGGTCAAAAGCCGTATATGGAGCTTCTTGTCGAACCGCAACGAATGTGCGATTGTTTTCTTGTAAGTATTTGTTGATAACTTTAAATGTCATATATCATTCTTCCTTTTCTTTATCTGATTGTAGTTGTTGGATTTGTGTTTGTGCTTCTTCGTAAAGCGCTTTGTAATTAGCGCATTCAATTGTCTTATTCGCTAATTGAATTGCTAAATCGTTAATAACTTTGTCTTGTGTGTTCATGTTTCGCCTCTCTTATTTCCATTTTGAATAGTAGCCACGGCTGTAATTGCCTTGTACTGCCCCAAGGTTTCTGAAATTGTCATAAATGTCATTTAAGATATACGATAATCGTACGCCTTGGATTAGAATTTCATCAACGCCTGAAATAGTGTGTGTAGTCGTATCTATAGTTATTTCTTTCAGCCCTGGTTGAGCACTCAAGTTAAACGAAATTGTTTTCCCGTACATATTAATAGCACTTTGAACTTTGTTTCCTGTTCGGCCATTCCAGATTTGAAGGCCTGCTGTCGTGCTGTCAATCTGTTGTATTCCGTTTCGATTACTCAATAGAGCAGTGTACGATGCATCTACACCGTTGATGTTACCAGCGCCAAATGCAAGATACTGCAATGGACGGTTTGGAAATTGGTTTCTTATACCTACACCAAAACCGTTTATATCAATTTGACCTGTTTGTAAGTCGAATGTAGTATTTCCGTTTAGTGAGGAAATGCGTCCGCCTTTAATATGGTCTCCAGTAAAATCAACGTTTTTGATTTTTGTAATCGTTGCTTGCTTTGCGAACAATTCATCGATAAACGCTTGTTGAGAAACCAGTCTTTGAATGAAAGCAGTATCGAATTTAACTTTATCTGCCGTAACTGAACCAACTTCTAATGCGTTTGCGGTAACTGACCCTGCAGCTATCTTGCTTGCAGTTATCGCACCGTCCACAATCATGTCAGACTTAACTTTAATCTTAGGGGCGATGATGTCCACGCCTCTAGGGCTCGTGGAAATGGTAGAGGCTAACTGTTCGCCCGTTAATGTAGTAGAGCCAATTGTTACACCTTCCGATGTCACTTGAACCCTAGCGCTGTTAGAAGCGTCTCGAACTTCCTGTCTGATTTCATTAGCCGTCTGAGCAATAGCACTCTTAACATTCGTATCAAAGAACTGTGTCAACGCCCCTTGATTGCTTTTCTGAATTTTACTCCAAAGCGTGCTGTTTTGGTCTCTCAATTCCAGTTCAATAGAACGTAAATCCTTAAAAAGACCTGACAATGTACGTTGCGTAACAGTAGGTTCAACGAAGCTAGTCGGGAAATCTCCCTGTTCCAGCTGAATATCCGTTAACACCGTGTCTCCAGCACATCCCATGTGATGTAGTTTCAACAGTTCATCGCGTGTCTGTGGTTGAAATACCTTGTAATATCGCCCGTTATGCTCTAGAGCAGGCGCACGGACGTTTTGAATAGTGATGTCCATTTTTAACCTCCGTAAACTTTAATAGGAATTGAACCGTAAAAACTTCGGTATCGGTTAAATCCAGTTTTTCGTTCAAATTCTTCTAGGGACTCAGTGAAAGTTACATAAGTTTTCCCTTGTTTGTTTTCGATTTTAGAAGTCGAAATTTCTTTCCCGTTTATCTCAACAGTTCTTATATTTTTTTGTGAAAAATCCTTATTTAGTGTTATTTGTTTATTATGACTATCATAATTTATTGATACGTCACCACTAAATAACAGCCTTATTTTCACCCAAACAAGCCTTGAACCGATATAACGATGAGTAACTTCCTTGTTTCCTACATAAATTCCTTCTCTAGCCATACTACCTCCTACTCGTATACGTCATAGATAGTAGTGCTATCTTTAGCAGAAAGTGCATCATACTGAGATTTAGAACCGAACCAATATTTTAGAGGTTGCCCACCGTTTTGGTTAATAATATTTTGGCCTGGAGCACCGTCTGCTCCTCTTGGTCCTGTTGGCCCTGCTGGCCCCGCTGGTCCTTGAATACCTTGAGGTCCAGTTTGCCCGATAGGTCCTTGAGGTCCACGTTCCCCATCGTTTCCTCGTAATCCTGGCATTCCTGCTACTCCTTTAGGCCCTGGTGGTCCTGCTGGTCCCATTGGACCTGGAGCGCCTTTTAACGATTCTCTCTGTTGACTTGTAAGTTCCTCGAATCGCATAACACCGTCCGCACCTTTTGGTCCTTGTTCCCCGCGTTCTCCTTTGTCGCCTTTTGGTCCTGTTAGATACTGTAAGGCTGAGAATCTGTCACGGCCGTTTCCGACCTTGACTTTCCCTGTGTCGCTCTCAACGCCTAACTCGCCATCAAGTAAGACCAGTGGGCTATTTGTCCAATCACTCGCTGACATGCGCTTATGCTGCACTCTAATTGGTATTGTTTCCGTCATGCTACACCTCCATCAAAAATAAATGTTGGACTCTCGTCCCAACTTCCGTCATATATTGAATTCTGCCCGTCTGCAATCGTTTTATAAGTTGGTGTTAGTTCAATACGATTGGTCCGATTATCAACCGCCGCAAACTGAACTACATTCTGATACCAGTCCCCTGAGAAGGTCAGTTTATAAGTACCGTTATAAACCGATAAAACCTGCTCCTCTTTTTGAGTTAAGTCTTTGTCAATCTCTGGCAAGTGTGGATTAGCAGGCTCAAAATGAACATGACCCCCATAGAACGGATTCTTCTTGACTATCACAGTAACGTCTGTCTTTCCGTAAACCGTACATGTTGCTGACCAACTGATAACATACTGTTTACCTAGCTCAAAGCCTTCTCCATTGTGACCGACTTCGACAAAATCAGTACCATAGGCAATTTTTTTAGCCGTGCTACCGTTGAGGCGGTTTCTGTTGTAAATAGCTGTCCCGTCTCCACCAATCAGTCCTGCATTTATTCTTGCGGTCTCACTGACCTGCTCTAATTTCTTACTCAATTCAGCGATTGAGTCCGCGCCACTCATCAACTCTTCACGGATGCGCTTCAAGAACTCAGGGCGCTCTTTCTCCACCTCTTCATGGATTTTAGCGCTGAAATCTTCTGCTTTGTTTTGGTATTCTTTTACAACGTTATCAATCTCGAGTTTTATAATACGAACCTTTTCGTCAATCTCTTTGTTTCGTCTTTCGACTTCATTCGCAATAGATTGTTCGAATAGTGATTCACTAAAGTCACCAACTGCATCTTTGATAGCTTGTTGACGGCTAGCACGGTCTTTAGCTTGTAATGTCTGGTAATCGCCCAACTCAGCGATTGAACGGTTATTATCCAATTTATCGATGACTAATTTATGGATTCTGGCTTCAAAAGCAATCCCTATCTGGTCTCTTACAATTCCGACGCTATCACCAATCCAAATATCCTGCTCAATCGCATTAGCTAAATCCAAAAGATTTGCTTTAAACGTAACAATTGGAACGGATAAGCGTTGTAACTCTTTATAAGTAGCTTTTAATAACTCAGTAGGGTCTTCAATATCCTCATTGGTATATACACCGAAACGATGCTTAATAACGCCGTTTTGATGTAATCCATAGATATTTCTAGCAGTTTCATTCGTTACATAATTCTGCCCTGCTGGTTTATCAACGGGGTCGCCGTTTGCTACTGCCCAAACAACATCTTTAAACTGGATTCTTCGACCATAACCGCCAGTAGCTTCACCGTTGTCGTCCGTGCTTTGTTCACCCTTACCACGACCGATAAGAGCCGTTACAACATCATCAGACGATTCTTCATAGGTAACATTTAAAATGTTAGTGCCATACTCGAATTGATGACCTGTAACATGCCCAAATCGTTGGTTAAGGTCAATATATCTTCCGATTATCTTATTTTCTACAAAGGTATATCTAACCTTGAACTCGCAAGCATACGATTCAATTATTTTAACGAGCGCTTGACGAACAGAAATGTAGTAGAAACTCAATTTTCCTGTTCTAGTCAAGCCGTCTACATTTCCTAATTGGTAGCCTGTTCCTTCTAAAATTCCACTCAATACTTGTTCAGCAGTTCCTCTAGGACGCTTATTCTCGATGATAAATGAATGTAAGTCACTTTCTGCCCTGTCTATACCTTGTATAGACAATCCAATATCATAGGACTTTTCAGAAATTCTGAACAAGCAAAAAGCCCCGTCTCTCGATCGAAAACCGAAAAACTGGGCTTCTTTGATAATGTTAGGCTTGTAATCTACAGGGATTTCAAAGCTTGCTCTATCAAATTGATTCAATTCAATCGTATGTGTAAAATCCGCAAGGCTCGCTTCATCGATTACATCAATTAGTTCCTCTGTCTGATTGAATAAATAAATCATGCGAACACCTCTTTATACTGGATGTCATTCAATGTAGCGCCCTCAACTTGAAATGTATTCACGCCTTTTTGAAGTTTAAAATATCGACTGTTAACCACATCAAAGTTCATCAACTCGTTTCTTCCGTTTAACGTGATTTCTCTAGTCTCACAATTAATTACCAGACTTGAATCTTGAACGTAAGTAGCTTTTAATCTGATATATTTTTGAGTTTCAAGGTGTAGAATACGGATTTCAGTTCCTTCTTTAGTTGTAAGATACAAAATAGGCTCTGTTGGAAAGTCACCGTTATAAGTTACCTTGTTGCTTCCTGTACTTTTAGGTTCAGTATACTTGAACGGGTCATAGCAAATGAAATGTAGTTTAATAACTGTGTCGTTTGCGTCTTCCAATTCTGGTTTTTTAACTTTTGAAAAGATAGCTTTGTAATATCTCTCTCCATCATCACCAAACTCTAATTTCTTAGCTTGTCGGGAAAACAACAAGCGGTTTAAACGCTCGTACTGTTTTCGCATTCCCAAGTCAGTATAACCAGTAAGTCTGACCTGTACCTCAATTTCACGCTCTTTATAAGTCGCACCATAGAGATATTGACCGTCTCGTCCTTTTATTTTTGTTGTTTCATGGTTAAAATCGAGGACGTCTCGACCTGTGGTGTTCGCCACGAAAAACGTTCCGTCCTCGTTATTCATTTCTTGATTGAGGCTTACTCCACCGAATTGAACTTCTAAACCAGAGTTAAATGTCGGTGTGCCTTTTACCGTGTCGTTAAAAGTATACATTTAAGTCACCATTAAAGGCTTGAAGCCTTCAATCTTATCCTTTCTTCTTTACTTTGAATATTTGAAATATCTGAAACAAAGGCTCTAAAATCATTAGAACCAAGCGCAAGGTTGATAACAGCAGGCTCTTTCGTCTGGTTAACTTCATAAGTAGCTGATAATGTACCAGATACATTATTTGAAAAATCACCCTGCAACGCATTAGACATTGCTGAAACTCTAGATCCTGCATCATCAAACATTGAACGAATGCCGTCCGCCATTCCAGACACATTGCCTTTGACATCTTCAAAACCACCCATTAAAGCAGTGTTGAAACCGCCCATGATAGCTTTACCTGCTGGGATTAACAATCGTCTATCATAGCTGATTGGACCTTTGTGTGTTGCAATCCAGTTCGCAATGTTTCCAACGAATTCTGTAACAGCACCCCACGCAGATTTTAATCCGCCGAGGAATCCTTCCAGGATAGCTTTACCAGCACCAAACAAGTCAATGTGCCATAATTTATCAAAGATTCCACCAACCGCATCAATAACGCTAGAAACTCCGCTTTTAAGTAAATCTAATGCACCCAAGAAGCCTTCCTTCATAGCGTTAGCAACATTTACTACCGTCTCTTTAATCGCGTTGATTGCACCGCTAATAAATTCTTTAATACCATCCCAAATTGTTGTTACAGTATCTTTAATAGCTCCCAAAACGGTACTAATGATGTCTTTAATTGCATTAATGACAGTTTCAACAACCGTCTTAATACCATTCCAAACAGTTTCCGCTATTCCTTTAATAGCCTCCCAAGCACCGCTCCAATCGCCTTTAATAACAGCCGTAACCGCTTTGATGATGCCTGCTATCACGTTCAATACAGTTGAAATAACGGTTGAAATAACAGTCCATACAGTCTGGACGATTGTAGTAAATACATTCCAAATTGCATTCCATACATTTTGAACAATTTGCATGTATGTTGTAATAACATTTTGGATAACTTGGATAGCGTTTGTGATAACTTGCTGAATAGCATTCCAAACCGCTTCAACGACCGATGTAAGTGTATTCCAAACATTCGTAGCAACCTCTACAATACCGTTCCAAATACCAGACATGAATTCTGCGAATCCATTCCACAAACCTTTGATTGTTTCAATTACTGGCGTTATAAATTCAACGAATCCATTCCAAACATTTGTAGAAACCTCTACAACACCGTTCCAAAGATTAGTGAAGAACTCTACAATGCCGTTCCATACATTTTTAACCGTCTCAACAACAGCCGTAACAACTTCGACAATACCATTCCAAACACTCTTAGCGATTGAAACAATACCGTCCCATAATGCCGTAAAGAACTCCGTCAAGGCGTTCCATACGTTCATTAAAGCTTCCACAATTGGTTTTGCGCCTTCTAAGAAGCTGTTCCAAACATTAGAAGCAAACTGTGTAATGCCGTTCCAAAGCCCAGAAAAGAACTCTGTAATGCTATCCCACGCTTTTTTAATAGCGTCAATGACTGGCTTAGCTTTCTCAAGGAAACCGTTCCAAGCATTTGAAGCAGTTTCTTTTACTCCGTTCCATAGATTAGAGAACCACTCTACCATACCGTCCCAAGCGCCTTGAATACCTTTCCAAGCATTTGAGGCAACGTTGACGATACCGTCCCATAACCCGATGAAGAAATTTCTAAAACCTTCGCATTTATTCCATAGGACAACGAAAGCTACACCAACTGCCACTACTGCAGCAATAATCAATCCAACTGGTCCGAGGAAAGCAACGATTGCAGAAACCGCAGAACCAATCCAACCGCCTACCTTACTAAAGATATTCAATCCAATCATTGCACCCTTAGCAAGTTTTGAACTTCCAGACAAGAATGTTAATGCCGAGCTAGCAGCTTGAGAACCTTTTGCGATACCGTGTAAGGCTTTCACCACACTTGTAAAGCTTGCTAAACCACCAAAAACAGCCTTGATTGCGCCTACTCCTTTGCTCAATCCGATTAAAGCATTTGTCAATAATTTTGTTGACCTTTGAGCAACCTTAAAACCAATAAACGCAGTCGCTATCGCTCTAATCTGCTCTGGACTTAGACTTTGAACGATTTTAGCAAAAGCCTGTAATGCCTTTGAAACTGCACTCAAGGCTTTCCCAACCTTTTCGCCAAATGAAGCTGTATCTCCTCCAGCAAGTGAAGAAAATACTTTCTTGACTGCCTCCCAAACTTCGCTTAATGCCTGCTTAAAATCAGAGATTGCGCTTGTGTTTGTGAAACCTTGCCAAAATTCTTTGATTTTAGCACTAGCCGTACTCACGAATGAGGCTATTTTTCCAACAACTGCCTCGAAATCAATCTTGCCTACAAAGTTTTCAATTCCTGTGGCTAACTTATTAAAATCAACCTTATCAATCTGGTTCATAATCGCCTCAAGTGCCTTAATACCTGCTTTAGACAATGTGTCAAAAGCTGGTTTAAGTTTGTTTGAAAGTGTTTCTTTCAATCCGTCTAGCGCTTGGTCTATCGTCTTATAACTCGTAGCCATGTCCTGCATTGTCATACCAGCACGTTTAAACGCCTCAGCGAAATCATCAGTTTTAACTTCTCCAGCTTGAATTTTGAGAATCAAATCATTTAGCGACATTCCCATTTCTTTAGCAACTGCGCTCATACCTGCTGGAGCTTGTTCCATCATGATACGGAAGTCCTGCCAAGTAAGTTTCGGCTTAGCTAGAGCTTGAACCATTTGTTGAGAAAGAGACGTCATTGCTTGCTTAGGATTTTCTGCGGATGCTGCAAGACCGCCCATAGCTTTTACAAGCTCGCCACTATCTTTTCGACCAATCGCCGCCATTTGAGAGAATGTACTTGCCATGTCTGAGGCTGAGTAAATAGTCTTAGTCGCATAGTCCTGCATCGCCTCTTTTGCCTCGTTGATTTGGTCTTTTCCCCAACCTAGCTTACTGAGGTTTCCATCGAACGTATCCCAAGCCTTTTTTGAACTATTCAGCTCTCCAACCATTTCGCCCATTGTACTTTTGATACTTCCAAAAGCGGATTTAATTGCTGATCCAACAAGTTCAGCGCCAAGCATTGACTTGAACATTGAACCGCTCTTTTCTGAAATCTTATCAAATGCGGTTGACGACTTTTGAAGTCCGTTGATTGCTTTCTGTAACCCGTTCAAAGTAGAACTCATTCCCTTATCGACTGCGGTCAACACCGCCTCGACTGAATAAGTTTCTGCCATTATATACCTCCTTTCATTACGTGTTTGCTCTCAGTAAGAGTTCTTTCTCTTTGTCTGAGAGTTGATACTTTTGATTGTTAGTATCTTTTTTCTTGTAAAAATCACTGTATTTCTTGTATAAAGGAGTTTTACCGTCCGATTTTGTAGCTTCTACCTGTCTAGTTAACCAAGCAGAACGATGTAAGAGTTCATCTTCATCTTGCTTTCTTAACAACACTCCAGTCATCAACAAGTCATACTCGTACATTGTCATACGACCTATCTCGTTCATGTCAGTAATGTTTAAAAATCGAACACAATTTATAATGATTTCCTCAAACGTTTCTAGAGATGATTTCTCAATTATTTCTTCTTGAGACCTTGGTTCATCTCCGACAGCAAAGACTTACCCGCGTTTGACTCACTCAATTCTTGAAGCACATCATCAAATAATTTTTCTAGATCTTCGCACTCTTCAACGTAAGTTTCAACCTCAGTTAATGAAGGACGAGGACTTTCTGTTACAGTTCCATAGTAGATAATATCTGCCAATGATGCGATATTCTTTGCATATAATTCTGGAATTTTAGCAGATAACGCCATTCCGAATTTCAAGCCTTGTTGCTCGATTGGATAAGCTTTATCAAGCGCACGAACGAATTTCACGCCAAATTTTACGTTGTAAGTTTTTTCATTAATTGTTAATTGCATTGTTATTTCTCCTTTTTCTAAAAAATACAATAAAAAAGAGAGGCGTGAACCTCTCTTAATTTCTAACCACCGATACCAGGTGAAGCAGCTACAGGACTAGCTGGACTAGCTGTTCCTTTTGTTGTATCAGCGAATTCATATTGAACTACTTCAGCTTGACTGTTGTTAAGAGTAGCATAACCCTTCACACCAGTTCCGTTAACTGCGAATTCAAGTTCTAATTCGATTAAATCTTCAGCGTTTTTAGTTTTCTTGAATGATGTCAAGTAACCTTGATAGTACACTGATTCGAATTTATCGCCTTTTTTCTTAGCGTTCTTTTCAATTTCCCAAACTTCAACAAGTTCGCCTTTATCCATAGCAGTTTCAAGCTTAGCAACAAGTTCATCGTCTTCCGCCATGATTGTTGTAGCAGTAATTGAAACCTCAATACCACCAACCGATTGAAGAACACCGTCTTTAGTTTTCACCGAGTTTGTGTCACGGCTCTTTTCTGTTGAGTGTTCAGTTTGGAATGCTAATTTAGCACCGTCTGCTTTGCTTGCGTCACTTAACAAGCGAAATAATAAAATACTGTCAATACCTTTTTTTGCAACTGGCATTTATTTAACCTCTTTCCTTATAAAATTGTAAATACTAAACGAACACGACCACGCTTGAGTGGTTCGACTGTCGTGTTGTCATCAAAAAGCGATATTGTAGATTGCGAGATATTCAAGGCTAGATGGTAGCCGTCTGCCTCACTAATCTTCATCGCTTCTGCTAGGATACTCGAACACATATCCGATACTTGTTTACGTTTTTTACGGGTACTCCATACGGACAGTACCAGCTCGACCGTACCTTTCACGTCCGTTTTGTTAGGTACTAATATAGAAGTAGTATCCTCTAACTCAACGAACGGATAAGGCACATTGTCGTCTGGCTTGTAGTCGTATGTCTTATACCCTAAATTCTGGCAACGTTTAAATACGCTGTCAAAAACTGCTTGCTCTCTTGATTTCATTTAACCAACCTCTCCAAATCATTTTTAAATATTTTTTTCTGTTCGTCAAAAGCTGGTTTGATAAACGGTTGTGCGCTCATTTTGCGAGTTCCTAATTCAACGTAAGCAGCGTAAGCAGTCCCTGGAGCCACTCTATATCTAAATCTATCTATCTTGCTACTGTTGACAGAAATAGAACGCTTAGTCGCCCCTGTAGGCTTGACGAAATGTTTATTTTTGCCTCGACCCTCATAGTGCCCTCTGAACTTGGAAGCGTTGTTTACTGCTTTTTTCTGCATTTCAGTACCGTGTTTCTCAACGATGCGCTCAACCTCTTCCATTTTAGCGACTCTTTGAAGTTTAGTTTGAAGCTTTTCAAGGCCTTTTAATTCAAATTGTAAGCTACCCAACAGAATTATCCTTCTCTAAATAGAAAACTCTTCCAGACTGCTTATCTGCTCTACATTTATAGCGTTCTTTGCGATAGTTTAGATAAGTGAATGAGATTTTAGGCGCATTTTGGAAATAAACCACTTTTGAACCACGTTTATACTCTCCAAAAACTGCAACTTGCTTATCAATTCCAAGGTCCATTACATGTACTGGAACGATAAGTCTTTCTTCTTCGTTTGAAGTATATTCGCCTGTTTCTGGATCATACTCTTCTTGTTGCTTAGCGATAATTTCCACTCTTTCGTTATATCTCATAGCATCTTAAACCCCGCATTAAATGTTTTAGAACAAACTCGCTTAATCACACTAGCGTATTCTTTGAAATCATCAGAGTCGAATCTCATAGACGTACCTTCCAAGGAATGATTAATCATCCCTTCAGCACCTATTCTATTGAATCGTTTAATAATGACCTCAGTAATAATATACTCAAGGCCCTCAGGGACATCATCCACACCTGCGTAAGCTAAAAAATTAGCAGTTGTCAACGTTGCTATGGTTGTCAGTAGCTCATCTTGGAGATTGTCCTCAATCCCTAGCAATATCTTAGCTTGAGTGATATTTTTCATACTATCCCTCCAATAATACTGCGATAAGTTCCTCTTTGTTTAGCGTTGAATAACCTTCAATATTGCGTTCCTTAGCAATATCTTTTAACTCTTTAACTGTTAATTCGCTATAGTTAATAGTTTCAGTTTCAACAGGCTTTTTAGGGTGATGTCGTCGTAACATCATCCCCATTAAACATTCCCTCCAAATTTAACAACTTTTGTAGGGTCGTATAAGTACACGCCGTAATGCTCATCACCAGTAATAACTGTAGTTTTCTTTAGAATATCGCGGTCTGTTTCAATAGCCACATCACGTTTTAAGTTAATAACGAATGCGCCATATTTTGCTACATCGTCTGTATCTGTTTCAACCGCAGAAACTTTAACAAGGAATCCTTTACCTTTGTCAACTTTCTTAGAACGTACGATTTGAACGCCATGAGCTTCACCAAAAGTTCCAGAAATAACAATATCAGCGCCGATTTCTGAACCGCGAACCCATTCTTTAGCAGTGTCTGCACGTAAAGCAATAGCGTCTTCTGGATTTACAAGCGCAACATAGCGAGCGTCTTCTTCATCCGCAAACATTGCTAAGGCTTTATCCAATGCAGCGCCAGTTGTAGGAGCTTCAGCAACGAATTGAGTAGCTTTCTTAGCTTCTTCAACTAAATCATTGTCTACTTTGTTAGCGATAGCTAAAGCGATTTGATGAGTCGCTTGACCGATTGGGTCTCCGAAACCAGAAAGAATAGCTTCGTCTGTTAATTCGATACCTTTACCAGCTTTTTTAATAGTCATTGTAGATTTCTTAGTTGTTAATTGGTCAGGCTCGATTGCTACGCCTTCTTCAATGTCTTTAGCGTCTCCAGAATATTCCCATTTAGGAACTGTTAAAGTATTTCCAGGTTGTCCTACTAACTCACGCTCAACGTAAGCAAGTGGAGTGAATTTAATCATTTTAGGTAATTTAGCTGAAACCATGTCAGCCATAACTTCAGGGTTTACTAATTGTGCAATTTTAGTTTGTGTCATATATTTTTATCCTTTCAATTTGTGATATAGTTCTGGATTATTTTGCAGTAATTCGTTTCTGCTTTGATAACCCATTTTGTTGAATTGTTCTTTGGTAATCTCACCAGCAGAAGTGTCTTCCATCTTCTTTGGTGTCTTACCTTTTAGTTTCTCGCTTACTTTTTTATCAGCAAGTTCATTCACTAACGCTACAAAGCCTTCTACAGCCTCCTGCGTCTTCTCTGCGGTATCTTTGACAACTAAGCCTAGGATTTTATCATCAACTGCAATACCGCCCTCAGAAAGCATTTTAGAAGCTTCTCGCTCTAGTCCGCTACGATTGATTTTTGCTTCTAATTCAGCAATGTAATCAGCTTGTTTCTTACGCTCATACTCAGCTTTCTGATTTTCGTTCATCTCACGTAGTTTTTTTGCTTCGTTCTCCTTAGCTTCCTGCTCTGATTTCCACTTAGCAAATTTCTTATCGATGATAGCATTGACATCTGCGTCCGTGTACTTCTTCTCGTCTTGCGGTTGTTTTTCAGGTTCTGCAGGTACCTTTTGTTCTTCAACCGTTTCGACTGTTTGTGTTTCTTCGTTCATTGCGAACCTCCTATGTTTAAAGTCATCCCTGACTATAATTTCCATAGCTTTTAGTGTCTTCAATGCTTGGACAATAAAAAAACCGTACGGGATTCCATACGGTTAGATTATTTTTTGATTACATTAATCATCGCTTTTACAACTGCTATGATAACTAGCATTAAAAACGAAAATACCAACCACCCTAAAGCAATTGATACCAAATTCCAAATAAACATCTTTTACTCCTTTTCTGAGTACTAAATAGCACTTAAATCTATTTTTCTAGGTGTTACTATTTCATCACTATCTGAGCGATTTAAATCTTTCCCAAAATGCGGAACCGTCGTGCATCGACAGTTAGGATGAAATGGTGGAGCGTTCAACGCTGGAACCATTTCTGATACTTTAAAGATTCTACCATTGAAAGGTTGGCAAATCTGACACGCTTTTAATTCGGTCATGACTTCATACCATTCAACCTCGTTTGTCTCATAGTTTGCTTTTTGCGCCTCGGAATATACCCTTGCTGATTCTGTCACTGCTAACCGTCTAGCGTAGCCATAGGAAACATCAAACTCTTTTTTAAGGCTGTTAATCAGAATGTTTGTGCCTTTACCTCTTAATACAGTATCCGCAACGCCTTTCTTAACAATGTTTCTTAACTCGTTCTGTCTTTCCCAAACCCTAGACGACCACGTTGCGTCTTCGAAATTGGCATACACAATAGAGTCAGCAGATACTTTTGAAGATTCAAAACTTCCGAGCGTCATATTCAAAACGCCAGCACTAAACAGATTTTCACGTCTGATTGATTCCACCAAGTGCCTATCAATGATTTCAAACTCATTCAAAGCTAAATCATACTGATGCAACTTAATATTTGCTTGAAGCACTTCAAGACGGCTTGTTTTCATCTTCAAGTTATACAATCTCATCAAGTCATTTTCTGCTTTTGCGAAATCCTTGCTAGTTACTTTCTGACCACGTTTCCTCAAACGATTAGCGCGCTCAACTAACTGCTTTGCTTTAAACTCGACATTAACCATATCAAGCCTATCTGCTCGTTGTTTAGCTTCTAACTTCGTTATACCTTCTTTATCCGCATACCTTTGCCAAAAGCTATCGATTTCCTTTTGAATGTTATTAGCGTGTTGTTGATAGATACCGTGTAGTTGATAAGCTACTCTCTTATCTGCCAGTTCCCTAGCTTTTTCTTCAGCACGATACCTATCTTCCCAATACTTACTGTCCAACATCTGCTATAACCTTCTTGCTTTCGTCCAGTTCTGCGTCTGAGTAGATTTTTTGTTTTTCTAGACGTGTTTCAAGGTCGCTTACTGCCTCCTCTTCACGTTCCATTCTTTCAATCTCTTTCTGTGGGTCGTCAACGATAGATAATACAGACAACTTCGTTTCCTCTGATACTTGACCAGATAACTGTCCGACAATCTGCGCTTCTTCCAAAATATTTCTAGGCACGTTACGAGTGAATGTGTAGGATAGGCCTGTCCATGCGTCCTCGTAAACAGTAGTTAATGGAACACTAAATACAATTTGATACAAACGGTTAAATGCGGATTGCATCTTTCTGTCTTTCATCCGTGCTAGGTTGTCCATAGCCTGTAATTTGAAAGCTAAAGCCGTACCAGACGAGTTACCGAACTCAGACTCAGACATATTGGCTACCATTGAGATAGCGAAAATAGACTCTTTCAATAAACTAATTAAATTCTCTTGCGTTGTATCTGAACTTGGTTTCTCAAGGAAAGCAACTTCTGGCAAAGCACCGTCGCCATTCTTCCATAGATTGAAAATTCTATTTTCTCTAATCTGACTAGCGTCTTCTTCCTGTAGCTCTACTCCTAGAACTTTCAAATAAGCGTCCGCAAAGTAGTCTACATCGTTCGCTTTTTCGCTTGCTGCTTTATTTAAAGCATTAATCAATGTTTTCACACTCTCGAAAATACATTGTCGCTCTTCATTTTCAATCAATTCAACTACTGGGATTGAGTTGTAAATGTGTTGAGTGCGTTCACCAAATCTTACCGCACCACCCGTTGTAAATGTAGCATCAATCAATTCGTCGTTTGTGATAACCTGTCCGACTCCTGTTTGATTATTCTCATTAAACGTATATCGAACGGCAAATAATGGTCTTTCCTCAATACTGTTATCATGGACGATAAACATATTAATCGGACTATTGTATGTCGCTCTAGTTCGTTTATATTCATCTTGATACACATAAATAAAAGCATGACCGAACACGCTTGACATTTTTGCAAGCTCGAACTCTGAGTCTTCCATGTCGTTGATTTTACGAAAATCTGAGACAAACTCGTTTACATTCTCGTCTTCGTGTTTGATTTTAACTGGAACACCAATTTGATAGCCTGTAAACGTATCGACAATGTACTTCGCATAATTAAACACCAATCTATTGTCGGGTTTCCAGCTATCTTTTTTTGCCATTTTCAAAACTTCGTGCTGAGAGATATACATATCCTCGCTCTCAATGTAGTTTTTAACTAACTTACTCATGTGTAACCTAACCGCTTCTGTTACGACTTCTTCGGTAACTACATCGCTCGTTGTTGTTATGACTTTTCGTTTATTCACAAAAACTTTTGCCAATTTTTAGAATCCTCCTCTTAGCATTTTGATTTTAGTTTGACTTCCGTCAATACATTGTAAGCTATATCTTAGAGCGTCCATTAAGTGATTGTTTTTGTCCTCAGGCTTATTCAACCAGTTACCCTCTTTATCCTGTTGATAACAATAGCTGTAGAATTCGTCCATAATATGCTTACACATTGGATGAACATAAATTGTGTATCCTTGTAACTTTGATACGCCTGCCATAATACTATCCTTCCCCTTACGGCTCTCTCTCAATCGCACAATGTCATATTCCGTTTGTAATTCTTTAATCAACCTCGGCTCGGCACTATCTGCGATTATTTGAGCCTTAGCATATCCTTTTTCATATATCATACTCGCAACGTCTTTTGTTATCAATCCAACTTTGTACGCTTCATCGAATATATATATTTCCTTTTTCTCTTCGTTAATCAAGCTCGCACATAATGCGGTAGGGTCGTGTGTGAAACCAAAGTCAAGTCCGACTGCCAACTGATATGAATTATCTTTCAATAGCTCGTCTTTATCAAAATTCTTGACCTTGACGTTTTCATATACTAAGCCTTCCGCAACTCCCCACTCTCCATCGCAAACAATTCTAGCACGTCGTGGGTTCGTTTTATATAAATCTTCATATCTCTGTATATCGACCTTATCCAACCACTCATTGCACCTAAATGTAGTGGTTAATGCAAGTGTATCTGTTCGACTTGTGGCTTTATCGAAAAAAGCAGCCTTCAACCAGTGGTGTTCATTCCAAGGGTTGAAAGTGACTGTAATCTGTTTGAAAAAGTCTGGCGAGTCGTAAGTACCACGAATAGATTCAACCACCGTGCTGAACTTTTCCTCGTTTTCGATTTGATAAGCCTCTTCAAACCACGCCCAGCAAAGAATACCAACATCAACTGTAATTGACGTTATTTTTAATTCATCGTCTAAACCTCTAAACAGTATCTTTTGACCTGTTGCCTTTACCGTGATTTCTGGTAGAGACTCATTAAACTTGAATAAATGAGTCACTTTCAGTTTGTTTGCTGCCCACTTAAAATCTGTATAAGTTGATTGCTTGTTCGTATTAGAGTATCGTCTGACCACTAATAGATTAGACCACGGATACCTCAATAATCGGATAATAAAATTTAATGCTGTTGTTTTTGATTTCTTAGAACCACGAGAGCCTTTAACGACTCGATAGAAATTTTTAGAACGCCAGAACGAGCCGTAACCCGACCCGACCATGGAAGGCAAATCAATCTGGTATGTTCGCTTCATTCATGAACACCACCGTTTCAACTACAGCCTCTCGACCGTCATTCTCTTCTAACATTTTATTTTTCATTTTCTGAGCTTTAATTCGTTCTTTCTGCTCTGCCTTATCAAGACTATCTTTGACATCAGTCGTTGTTAACTTACTGATTTGCTCAAAGGCTCGGACGTTACCCTTCATAGCTTTTTGCATCATAACCATAGCCAAAGCCATTTCATTAGTTGAGTCAAACCCTAAATCTTCAAGTTGTTTCTTTACATTTGGACTTGCAACCTCAGCTTGTAGAATTGTTTCAAAAGCCTTTCTTAGATTCGCTTTTTTTCTTCGTGCTTTGCCTGAAGCAATGCCACCTTTTTTAGCAATTTCTCTATGCTCGTCCTTAGTTCGTTTGTTAGCAGGTATCAAGTTCTGCTCATTAGCCATCGCCTCACTTCCTTACTTTACCTTTGAATAAAAAGCTTCCAACTTTTACATTTGTTCTAATTGTATTTTTTAATGCTAATTTACTTCTTGAGTCCACACTATTTCTTTTATATGTTTTAAATTCCCAATCTTTATTCTTATTTAAAGCATAAATCAAATTTTTTGCACTCGTAACTATTCTAAAATCAAAACCTTCATTGGCATATATATGAGCTACTACATTGAGAAATTTCGTTCCTAATCCTATTCCTTGATAATCAGGTAAAATCACCAATCTAGTTACTCTTTTAATTTTTTTATTTTTAGGATGAGGAAAGTGTATAACTCCTATAAAACCAATAATTTTATCTTGGTCATACAATCCAAAACATCTTGCGCCTTTTGAAATATCTCCATTTAAATAATGATAACGTCTAAAATTTCCCCACTCTGCAATTGAACATCGCTTGACTGTAAATTTTTTTTCGCTTCGTGGGGGTATTGAAAAACCTGTTGCATATTATCAGTATTAAAACACCAATCTGGTTGCAAATATTCAACAACATCATGATGACATCCAACTGCGACAAATTTTTTATTTGGATATTTTTTCAATGCTTTTTTTAAAGCTGTGCAAATCACTTTAGCGACTTGCCTATCTACAACGCTTGTAAATTCATCAAAAACTACAAAATCTTGAGTAAGTATTTTTCTTGCTAAATCTACTCGCATTTTTTCTCCATTTGATAAAATATTATATGGTTTCAACCATGATGGAACACTTCCAAAACCAACAACATAAAACATTTTTTCTAATTCTTCAACGCTTTTACATGGTATACACTCAATCACTGGAGTATTTTCTGGATAAACAAAATCGTCTTGCAATTGTTCTTTATACAATTCACTTGCAATAGTGCTTTTCCCTGTTCCACTTCCTCCTACGATAAGTCCTATTTGCCATTTTTCTGGATAGTCAATGTTGCCTACAAAGCGTTCTCCAATGTGTTCTGACCCAACGTCAAAATCTGCCATAACTTTGGAAACTTTAAATGTCTCTTTTAATGTATTTTTCTTTATAATATCGAAACTCGGCATTTTATTCCTCTTTCTTGAAATTCATTATATAATTCTTCTAACTCATTTTCACTATCTGCTTCCACAATTAAAACTGAGTCATCTTGAATTTCTTTTATTTCTGTATTTTTATTAGCTTCAACTTCCATTTCTTTTGAAATCTCAAATCCAAAATCACTCATATCGATATCAATAATGTTATCTAACTCTAGTTGCAATAAATCTAAGTCGAAATCGGTGTTCATTGTCAATTTGTTATGCGCTAGAATATACGCTCGTTTCTGTTCCTCGTCTAAATGAGATAAACGGATACAATCGACCTCAGTTTCGCCTAGTTCTTGCAATGCGTATAAACGACCATGTCCCTCGATGATTGTATTATTTTCATCAATAGCAATAGGGTCGTTAAAACCAAACTCCTTTATACTCGCCACAATCTGTTCAATTTGCCACTGAGGATGTTCTTTTGCGTTATATTTATATTCCAGTAAATCTGAAATTTTAATTTTTTCTATTTGCATATTTTTCTCCTTTTTACCAAATAAAAAAAGAGCGATTTTGTTCGCTCTTAGTTCCTCTTTTTTTGTTTTTTGTTAAAAAAGCCCCATAGCCGATTCGAACGGCTCAACACGAGAAACACAAAACCTTATTGGTAGGATAGGCTAAACACAAAGGAAAAAAAGAAAATCGTGTTGTTACCTCTTAGGGGCATATTCGAGGGCGTTTTATCGCCCTCTAATTTTAGGAGTTTCAAACTCTATGACAATTTGTAGGAAGTAAGCTCTCGCAACTATCCACGATATCAATATATCACGAAAAAGCTGGGACATCAAGCGTTTTTCGTCCCTTTCTCATAATCAATCAACATTTTCGCCTAACTTTTCAAGCAACAACTTGCAAGCTCGGTCGCACGCTCTCATAATTACGTTTTTATTAGTTAGATGTTTTTTAGCTAAGGAACGATAATCGTATACTTTTTCGAAATAATACTCGGATACATATAAGCGTTGTTTCTCGTCTAACTCCTCCAACACTTCATCAATGCACTTCTTCCAAAATAAGCGATTTTGAATATATTGAGATGATTCAACTTTCAATAATTCATTTTCAACCGCTTTAGAGTTCGTTCCTTTTCCTTTTATCCAAGCGTTGCAATCTGCGTCACGCCATAACCAACTCATGCGGTGCGTGGCAATTTCACGTTCATAATTTGGATAGTCACGTAATCGTTGCTCGGCTATTTTCTTATATCTCAAAAACTAAACCTCCAGCAATAACACTTAGTATAAACTTTTGACATCAAAATTAACATCGTCAACTGAAAATCCTAGGATATCTTTTAAGTTAAATAATCCTCTTTTCTGTTTACCGTCTGAGGCACTCAAGTAATTAAACGTGATAATATTATCAAACGGAAATTCTTTTTTTAAGTTTGTGATTCTTTCAAATCTTAATGTTTTTCCGTCTTTTAAAAATATAGTAATGTGCATTTTATCTATCCTCTCATATTATCAATGATTGATGTTACAATCCCTGCGATTGACCCAATTAGTATTAGAATTGAAATAATCAACACGTATATCAGTAATGGCACCATTGTTGCAAGCCAACTAATCTGAGTTCCAAATAATTTACTAATTACTAACGTCACGCTTAAACTCAATGCCAATCCAAGCGTATATACAAATAAATCTTCTTTATTTTTCATCATTTCCCACCTCTTCACGCAAAATTCTTTTTTTAATTCTAATAACTATTTCTTCAATGCCTTCTCTAGTTATCCAAGTCGTACCAGCAGGAAGAGTGCAAAGTATATCGTATACCGCCTTTTCATAGGTCGTCTCAGATTTTTCGTCTTTCGGTTGTTCGTTTAATACATTTGACTTCTCTATTGTCTTCAATGATTTTTCAAACCCAATCAAAAATGCGAAACGTTCATTGTAACTCATTTCTTCTAATTGTCCATAATCGATATCTTTTTGGAACTGCTTTAACGCTCGCCCGTACATGGACATATCCTTGTATTTACAATGTGCCACAATTAAATAATTCACATCGTCTTTTAATTTATCGAATGATGTTTGTTGTTCGTTCATTTATTCATCGCCTTTCCTAAATTTCTGAGAGCTTGTTTTTTGTTCGTTTGTTAAATACATTTGTCTCAACTCTTTTTCAATATTGCTATCTTTCTGAATTGGTTTCATGTAGTCTCGAAAAGAGGTTGGTTTCTTAACTGCTAAATGAGTTTTTGTATTCTTCATACGTCATCACGCTTTCACTTTCCACCGGCTGAACACCTCTTTTTGCCTTTTGTTCATCCTTAAATTTTTCCTAGAACTTTCGCTCTCGATTTTACGAATTACACTTTTAATTGGTTCATATATAACTCTAGTCTTCTTTATGACTATTTCATTTCCTTGGTTGTCTAAACCACTATCAAAATATTCTAAAGTACAAGTGTTTGACTCGTTCCAACCGTAAGCCTCTACAATCTGCTCGACCTCTAGCAAAACAAAGTTGCCTTTTTGATTGATTTTAAATTTCATGCTGCACCTCTAGTCCGCATATAACTCTAAAATTCTATCACCAAAAATTTCTTTTGCTCGTTCGCAATCTTCAAGATTCCTAAAATAGCCAAATTCTGGAAAATAATCGATGACAGTTGCTTTTAAAGTAAATAACTCATTTTCTTTTAAAACGATACAATAATTTACCTTGCCATCTCCAAAACAAGGACGCCAATAACTGTTGCATTCGTTTCTAAACTCTTTGATTTCTTGTTTTAAAAATCGTCTCGCTTTTTCTTTTACTGCTTCTTTTTCTGAGTTAAAAACATTTCCTTGAGGTTGCATTTCATTTATTATTCCAGTGGTGAAACACCAATCAGCAACTTCTCCGACCTCGCCATACATATTGAGGTAGTATTTGTTTGCATTTTTTAACATTTCAATCTTATTGAACATTTTTACGCCTCCACGAATAGTTCGATAATCTCTTTGCCAAATATTTCAATCGCCCTTTGGCAGTCTTCTCTATTTTTAAAGTGTCCAAACGTGTCAAAACTGTTGTTCAAGTACATTGATAATGCCTCTAATTTTCCAGCGCTTAATACGGCAGACCATTTCGCTTCGTGCGTATCGGTCCAGTCTGGTTTCCAGCCTTCGTTGCGTTCGTCACGAAACTCTCTAAATTTTGCGAGTAGGGTTCTTCGTTTTGACTCTAGATTGGCTTCTTGCTCAGTTGCGAATATATTGCCTTGTGAAAAGCGATTAATGTCAATGTCCATATTATCCCATTGACTTTCACTTACTAGCCCTTCATCGTCAATCCAAAAATATTTATCGTTATAATCATAAAAATATTTCAATTTCCAATCATTTTTTGCTCGCTTGATTTCTAATTTCAGTTCAGTTAATTGTTTTTCCATTTCTTCTGCTTTTTTTGTAAGTTCTTCTAAATTTGCCATTGTGTTTCTCTCCTTTTGTTTTTATGAGTTAGGGTATAAAGGTCGATAAAGATTATCTGAATTTAAGTGTTGCTCAATCGTTTGTAAAATTTCTTCCTCTGTTTCTTTCACACATACTTGACCATCTTCAAATCCGTGTCCATATACCCATGTAAACACCTTTTCACCGCCGTTTACATACATTTCAATACAAGAGATATTATCAACTTTTATCGTATATTTTCTTGTTTCTTGGTTCGCGTCGGTTAGTCTAATAAATTTCATTGTGTTTGCCTCCTTTTATAATTCCTTTGCTATTGCCTGCTTTCTTGTTTAGACTTTTTACATTCTTTTATTGATTTTAATACCGCTCGTGTGATTTCATGATTGAACATTGTTTTAGATTGTTTTATTTTGTTTCGTTCAATTTCATACCGATATTTCAAAACTGGGTCGTTTAAATCATATTTAATTTTCATGTTTTAAATCCTTATCTAGTCAACGTATAACTCTAAAATTCTATCGCCAAATAACTCTATTGCCTTTTGAGCGTCGCTACTGTTTTTGAAATAACAAAATTCAGGGATAAAGTCTAGATAATAATTCGCACTAATACTCATTTTTTGCTTGTTAACAATAATTAAATAATATTTACATTGCATGTTGTTTTCCCAATCGAGTTGCCAATCGCCGTTTCGTCCTTTTGCGAATTCTCTGATTTCGTTTTTTAAATCACGTTTTTTGCTTTCTTTTTCCGCCTCTTCAGTCGTTTCAAAAAAGTTTCCTTGCTGTTTCATTCTTTTTACTGATTTTTCATCGAAAAACTTTGGTACGAACGAAATTCCTCCGTATGCGTTTAAATAATAGCGTTGGTCTTTCAACTCTGCGATTTTTAACTCAATCTCATAGAGTCGTTTTTCCATTTGTCTTTTATTAAACTCCAACTCTTTTGCTTGTTCTTTTAACTCTTCAATTTTTTCCATGTTTGTTACTCCTTTGTGTTATTATAGCTATCCTTAACTACATTTATAGTATATACTATTCGTTATAGTTTGTCAAGTCTTTTTTAAAACTTTTTTTCATTTTAACGTTCTAAAAAGTGTCAATGTAGGAGTCAAGAATTGCCAAGCTACTAACAACACCAAAAGCGTGATTGCAGATATTCTACATGTCCAAACCATAGGCTTGAATATTTTTTCGTCCTCGTCAATCGATAGAACTATCAAAAAGGTCGAAAAGAATACAACAACTAACACTACATTCAAGCTTACAATGATATTATTCAAAAATATCTCGTGCTGTAATTGTGGAGCAATTTTCTCAGCTTGTTCGATTGAAATATGCAATAATTCTGCGATACGTTCCGCAACTAAACTAATCATTTTCTATAACCAGCCTTTCTCACGTTTCTTTTGATATTCAATTTCACGTCTACGAGTTAGATACAATTCAACCTCTTTATATCCACGTTTTAAGAATTCGTCGCAAACGCTATAAATAATACGGTCGTATACCTCATTGGCGAACCCATTTAAAATTCGATAATACGTTTTATCTTTAATATTCAACTCTTTTCGCAATTCTCTCTGTGGCGTTTTTTTCTGCTCTTCTTTCAGAATATCGGCTAAGTATTTATCACTGCGAAAATACTTTACACTATCAACCGTTACGGCTTTTTTTACCGTCAAAATTTCGATTTTTTCTCCTAGTTTTTTGCAGCGTTCTTTGATTTTCACTGCGTCCTCATAATCGTCTACAGCTAAGGCTTTAAAATCATAACGAGTCAATTTAATAGTTTTGCTGGGGTGCTTTTTATCCATGTATCCTCGTATAGTGTAGATTTTATCGCCTGCATAGTAATTATTATCAATTTTCACAATGTATTCATTCATTTTTCTCTAACCAACTTTCAACAACGTCTAATGAACTGCCGTTCACTTTTTTATTTTTCAGAAATGTTGCAAGGGTGGCTGTAGAAAAGCCAATCTCCCCTGCAATTTCAAATCGATAACACTTTCGCTTATCCATGATTTTTTGAACACGCTCTGATAGATTTTGATGTCTTATCAGTGAATAGCTATCATTGTTTGCACGTCCTGTTCTTGCTTTTATTTCAGCCACTTTGATAATCGGTTTCGCATCATAGTTAGGTGTTACGATGATTTTTTTCTTCTTGTGGTACACATAACGCTTTCCGCCTTTTGAAACGATGATTGTGTTTTCAAGTTCTTTTATGATTTTAAAAGATTGGAAACCAACTGTTATTGTTTTCGTTTTCTTTTTCAAGATTTCCTAACTCCTCATGTAATTTATATACACTTTCAACATATTTCACGGCGTTTTCGTAAAATTTACCTGACTCCTTGCCATCCTCGTATGCTTTTTTGATTAGTTCATCGCCTGTACCTGTAAAGCAGCCAACAACATAAGTTTTGTTCGAGTGCGTATACGTGAAAGTTCTTCCGCTAGTCCAATTATTTTTCATAGTTAAATAATCTTTTTCACTTTTAATTACTGCGTCTTTTGTAATTTCTGCGTTAACAACCTCTGCTCCGCCTGAGATAACTGTATTATCGTAAACCTTACTATGTTGAATATCCGCATCATCAACGATTGAAAAATCTGAAACTAAACTGTTATAAATAAGCGAATTTCCTTTCACTACCGCATTTCCAAAAATTTCTGAGTTTCCTCTTGCTCTAGCGTCTCCCGACACTTTTGCGTTGCCTCTGATGATTGATTGGTCTTGAATATAAGCGTCCTCGCATATAACCGCATTACCTTTTACGGTCGAACCGTAACTAACGACGGCACAATCATCAATTACAGCGTGTTCAAACACGTTCGCTGTTCCGCTTACCTCTGTGTCCCCTCGAACAATAGCGTCTCCAAATACTCTAGCATTATCACGAATAGTTGCATCGTCTGAAACCACTGCGTCCTGCCAAACAATAGCCTCATCATGCACCCAACAATTACCCGTTTGCGACAAATTCCAATAACCTTGAATGTATCCGCCTTTTTGTCCTTTCCTTACGTTGTAAAAGTCTTTTAAAGCCTCAATCCTGTAAACTGTATTGCCGTGTACTGTCTTTTTCGTTTCGTCTAGCAATAACTTGTATTTATTTTTCATTTTTTGTTTCTCTTCCTTTTTGTCAAATTTAATTCTTAAATCTCAACTTAAACATAAATTCCCGTTTGGCAGTTCCTCAATTTTAGGTGGTCGGTTCTCGATTGTAACCGTATAAGGCACATAGCCTATTTTATTCAAATAATCCTTAAAAGCCTTGTTTTGTTGTTCTATAAGCGCCTCATGCACGCTCTTACTCAAAACGCTAAAATCATTATTGATTTCAATTCGACCGCTTTTAAAGTCAGAAAACGGATTTTTATATCCTGTATCGATATTTATCAATTTATCAAATTGCCTTTTTTCAATTTTAGAATGGTAAATCGTCATCTTGCACCTCAAAGATTTCTCCATTCGCTGTAAAAGGGTCATTATTTTCAAAATTTCCGCCCAAATTTTGATTTTTATTAAAGTTTTGAGTATTTATATTACCTGCGTTTGAAAAGCCGTCAACGTCGTTTTTTCGGCTTTCTAGAAAATCAAAGTTTTCTACTAGAACTTCAGTTACATAAACTCGTTGTCCTTGTTGATTATCATAGCTTCGAGTTTGGATAGGTCCGCTAACTCCAATCAATGAGCCTTTTTGCGTGTAATTCGCTAGCAGTTCAGCACCCTTTTTCCAAATTACGCAGTTAATAAAATCTGCTTCATGCTCTCCGTCTTTATTTTTATATTTACGAGTTACGGCTAGAGTAAATGAGCCGTATGCGATGCCTGTTTGTGTGTATCTTAAATCGACTGGACGTGTTAATCGTCCTACTAAATTTGCGTTATTCATTTTCTAATTCCTCCAAAAGTTCATGTTTCTTCATGTCGAGAATGAGTTGAAAATGCTCTGCCCTCAATGAGTTTAGTTTAGCAATTCTCTTCATAACCTCGATGTGTTCCGCCTCTAAAGGCTTTAAATAATAGCTCAATTCATGCTCGTTTCGTGCTAGGAAATATCCTTTGTGCCGTCCTTCCCTTGTTGCGACGATTGGTACTCCCTTTCGGCACATTCCACTGATTACGCCCATTACCCTGCGAGGCGTTGTTTTAAAATCATAAGCAAGCTCTCGACTTGTAACTGCCGTTTCTACTCCAAAACCTAAACGCTCCAACATGATTTGCTCGAATACCGTTAAATTTAAACGCTCCACGCTGTTACCTCCACTCTCGGTCTATCTGAGTATCTTTTCACAGCTCTAAAGTCCACGATTTGCTTATCATCAACAAATAAAACTCCGTTTAACCCGTCCAAAACGGCTTTAACATAATTGTCAATATCTGGTTTGACTACTGGATAAATTTTTCCCTCGTTTGCCAGTTCTCTTTTTTTCTTGCTAAAGCTCTTTGGAATTGATTTGTAAATAATCAACTCAACTCTCAATGCCGTTGTAATGCAGGGAACATGATTATCAATAGCGGTGCTTTTAACAATGTTCTCGTAAGCTCTAGTTTTTGGCGTTGTATATACGTGTCCAAATTTTGAAAAACGGGGGCGTGCTTTTGGCACGCACTCGCCATTAATAGTGAACTCAATTCTATTCATTTTTCGCTCCTTTGCTTGTTTTCAGTTTCGCAATCTGCTCGGCTAGGTCATTTCTAGCGCCCTCGTCAATCGGCTTTTCCTGTTTAGGTTGTTGAGGTCTATTTGCCCAATCGGGTAAATTTTCAACGAATCCTCGAGGCTTGTTGTATTGTTTAGGCTGTTGTCTGCGGTTGTTTTCAGCTAGTGCTTTTTCTAGCGTATCAATCCTCTTATTTGCCCAATCAACGAGGATTGCGTTTGCGTATCTGAATTTTAATACATTCTCCTCGACTGCTATCTCTAACGCTCGTTTAACGAGTGCAGGGTTTAAATCATTACACCACTTGATGATTGATTGACGAATATAATCGCTAGTCATTCCAAAATGATTTTCGTAAAAAACAAAAACCTCAGAAATATTTTTTTGAATCGTTGTTGCTGCAGGCTCGTCTGCGAGATTTTCGATTTCATTTTCGGATACAGCTTCTATTTCTTTTTCTTTCTTTTCTTTTCTTTTCTTTTCTTTTATGCACTTCTGTATACATAAACCCTCGTTTTCTTGAGTTTCTGTATACATAAACTCGGTTTCTGTAGGCAGAAACTCCTCTTTTTTAGGATTTATGAGGTCAAAAACCACGTTGATTTTTGTGCGAACTCTTCGTCCGCTTGCTAATACATATCTTTTTTGAATACCAATTGAGGTCAAAATTTTATGATTTTCGTATAAGTTTTTATCAAAAAAATCTACCTCAACCATTTTTTTAATTACGTTCTTTGTGTACTCTTCATCGAGTTTTAATTCGTCCGCTATTAAGAAAATAAAATCGTCATCGCATTCAGCGTAATAGCCGTTATCTCTGTATATATTTATGAATACGTTGATAGCAACGGCTACCGCCGACGCTCCATAATTGCGAACGATTTTCTTTGTTTTTAAATCATTCAAAAAGTTTACGTCTAGTGGGAAATAATCAAGTCCCACTTTTGGCGGTCTAGCCATTGTACCTCCTCACTCTCTTATCCTAATAAGCCTAATAATTTTGCTAACTCTGAGCCTTTGTTTTCCATTGCTTTTTTGTCAGCCTCTTCGATGATTTTGTCTACATCATACTCAGTTTCGTCTAGTCCTGTAACTTTAATATCGAACTCAACAATCACGGGTTTGATTTTATTGCCACGTTGTGATAAAAACTCAGCGAGCTTTGTTGCGAATATTTTATTATGTTCGCTAAAATCATCATCAACCTTAGCTGCTGCAATCGGTTGAGCGTTGCAAACAACTTGGTCGAAACCACTTCTGAATGTTAATTCATTATCGAACTCTGCCGTTTTTAAGAATGCTCCTTTCTCTGTATTCATAACGTATAAACCTTTTTCTTTTTTCATACGTGTTTTCCTCCTTTGGTTTGTTTGTTTTTGTAATCTTTCTCGATTACATTTATATTGTATCACATTTGTTATATACCGCCAAGCGATATTTTGAAATTTTTAAAAAAATATTTTTTAAATTTTGAACTCCTTAACTTGCTCTGGAGTCAGCTTGATTGGTATTATCTTGTATTTCTCGCAAAATGCTTTCAATCCAATCGTGTGTTGCTCTATATGATAATCACGCCTCAAACACATAAAACGATGTTGCGAATGGTCTATCTTCTTTCTATTTCGTCCCATTCCTACTGGTTCAAAGTGCGCCACGTCTCCTTTGTCGCCACTAATAAAGCATTTGCGATATTTAAGATACAAGAATAGCATTCGAGTATGTTCGCTATCAACAAAATATTGTTGATGTCTGAACGGCACTTCATTTTGAAAACACCACTCTATAATGTATTCGATAAACTGTCCTGCGTCGTATATGCTTATCTGATTATATCCAAGGCTGAATGTTTCCCAATCTGTTTTAACGTTTGTACAAAATTCGCCTTTCATGTAGTCTTTAACAACCTCGAGAGGATATCCCGTATATTCAGAAATATCATTCAACAAGCCGTAAATGTAGCCTCGTTGGTCTGCGGTTATCCCTCTCGGGTCTAGAATAGTGATATTAGCCCGATACAAGCCGTCTACGGCGTTTTTGTAATAAGTGGGTAGTTTTATATCACTTTCTGCGTCAAACGTTAAAATGCCACCTCTTTTTGATTTTAGAGTTGCATTAAATTCAATAGCGACTCACCCCCTCAACTTTGATGTTGTTTTCTTTGAGATATTTTTTTAAAGCGTCCTTTTCTTCTTCACTTAACCATAACTCAATTTGCCATAACACTTTACGTTCGGCAGTGTTTTCAGTCCAAGTGCCTTCACTCATTGTTGGAGCTAGATTTGGCACGATTTCATTTTCAATGATTTCACGGTTCGATTTTAGTTCTTCTAATTCCTGAGCTTGCTTTTGTCGATTTTCTTCTTCAAGTCGAACACGTTCTTTTTCACGTTCTTCCGCTGTATCAATCATTTTCAAGATTTCATTTAGTTCTTGCTTACCAATTAGAGTTGTAAATGGTTCGATTGGTTGCCCTGCTTTTTTACAATATTTTTCAATCGTTTCTCGTTCTTCTTCACGTTTTGCGTGTTCTTCTTCAAGGCGAGTGATTTCTTTTTCTACTGCCTCATAAATTGATTTTTTCGTTTGTTTACGGGCGAATGCTTTTTCGTCCAGCATTTCAAAAGTTACATCGAAACTCGCTAAGCGTTGATACTCGAAAATAGCCTCATCAATCCATGTTCTATAAGCCTCTTTGATTTTCTTATCAATGTTTTCGCCTGCTCGTTTCATGATACGTTTTAAATCGAGTCGGGCGTCTGTTACAGGTTTAATTTGTTCCATGAACTCGACAAAACGTTCGTCAATCTTGTTCTCTAGTTCTTTAAATTCTTTCTTTGTAGACTTTGCCCCGTTCACGCTGTTTTCGTCTGAGGTTACGATTAGCACCTCGTCAATGTTATCTGCGTAAGCTTGAAATGTATCAATATACATTTGTAGGTTAGGTACCTCGAAACCGCCTGCTAAATTTTGGACGATTTCGAAGTTATTTGTGATTTTAGCAATTTCTGTTACCATTCACTGTCAATTCCTTTCTCGTTTTGTTCTTCGTATTTAGCTCTTGCCTCATTGCTCTTTTTGAGCCAGATTTGCTTGATTTCGCCTACAAGGATATTCGGTTGGATATCAAACATATTGCCCACGTTGTGTTTGTTGCAAACATATTCAACAACATCTTCTCTCTTAACGCCTAACACTGTTAATTGCTGTACATACTTTTCAACGATTGCATGAACGTCGGGTTCATCGTTTTGTGGTGCTTGTTTCTGATTACGTTTTTGCGGTTGTTTTTGTTGTTCGCCATTTCCGTTCGCTTTGTTTCCGTCATCGTCTTTGTCGCTTGTAATTCCAAAGATTGCAGATAGTGCATAACGTTTGGCGTAAGTGATAGCCGAGCCGATTGACTGTGGTTTCGTGTTCTCAGGCTTTAAAATCAACGGTGGAAACTCAATATATTCTCCGCTTTCATGAAATATAATCGTTCCGACCGATACATTGCCACTCTCGGTTGTTGTTGCGTATTGTGAAAATGCTAGTCCGTACTTTGTAGCCGTTTGAGTGATAGCCTCTGCCACGTTTTCAAGTGGTACATATTCCGATTTAAAAAAAGGATTTTTTGCGTCTTTCAAAGGTTGTTTTAATTCTTTTTGTGTTTCTACTAATGATTTTGATAATTTGATAATTGTTTCTGATTTTTTGATTTCCATTTTTTTCCTACTTCCCTGCAGTATATTTGCTAAATCTTTCTCCGATGAACTCTTCTAAATCTTCAACTGGTACAAACTCGCCCATAATGTCAAAGTATTCATCGCCTTCGTAAATTTCATGTCCTTTCCAGTCAGTTCCAAAAATCTTTGGCTCGTCCTGTTCTAAATAGCTATTGTGTAATTGTTCAAATGTCATTTTGTTTGCTCCTTTTCTTCTTTTTTATCCTTGTGGATATACATACGTGCCGTTTTTCCAAGCCTCAACTTCTTTGCCTTGTTGCTCATGAGCGCCTGCAAACATCCATGCTATTGTAATGATGAAAGCTAGTGCCAATCCTGTATAGGCTAAGAACTTGAAATATTTTTGTAAAAACGCTTTTCGCATGTTATTTTTTGCTTGCTGCTTTTTCAAGCGTCTGCGTCTTTCCTTTTCTGTTCTTGTCATTCGTTTTTCTCCTTTCTGCTTTTGTTTACATTGTTATTATATAACATTCATTATGGTTTGTAAATAGTTTTGATGAATTATTTTTTATTTTTTTCTCGTTTTAATTTTTGCGCGTATGTTGTTAAACGGTCGCCAATCATAACTGATAGATTTTCCATTTTTCTAGTGCCGTTTTTCAATCCAGATAGGATAGGTTGATGAACTTTCGCCTCTTTTGAGATTTTGTATTGCGTAGCGTTTTCCAATAACCATTCAATGTCCTTCGTATTTACTTTCATTTGTTGTCCTCCTTTGATAATTTTTCTAATTTATCAAGCTCTCTCAATGCCGTTTCGATATAACCTTCTCCAAACCTCACTAAAGCGTTGCGCTCAATTAAACTCATTTCTTTATCGTTGTTTTTCTCGAATAGCTCTCTATTCGTTTTTGTGTCATGCCTAACCATTTCTAACATTTCAAGGTGTTCTAATGCCTTTCTATATGTTGAAACGCCTAGTCGCTTATAAACGAGCCGTAAATAAGCTAATGTGCCTTGCTCATATATCTGCCGTGTATCAAGTTCAATTTTTCGTAACTTTTTCAATGTATCATTCATAAAGTACCTCCCATGTTTACAACTATTTCAAACAATGAAGTAAATGCACTGTTATAATTGTCTCTATGCTCTTGTGCATTTTTAAGGTATATATTCATAAGGGTTGAGTTTTTTCTTTCTAAACTTGCTTGTTTTGATGTTGTTAAAACATAATTTAAGCTGTTGTTTAATTCATTCAAACATTCTAAGCCTCTTTGCCATTCTTTAGGTTTTTGGTTGTATTTAACTATATGTGTATACATTTCGACCGCTTGTTTATATGATTCTTTCATATCGTTTTTTATCGTTTGAATTTTGAAATAACCTTTCATAAATTCATCTCCTACCATTTCCAATCAAATGAACGTCTAGTTTCAAACCCGTCTTCATCAACGTCCACGCCTAAATAATACTCTTCTTGCTCTTTTGCCAATTTAACAAGATTGTCAAAGTTTCCGAGCGAACTTTCGTTAATATCTTCATATTCGCCAAATTCTTCTGAATGGTCGCCCCATTCTTTTACTTGATAATATTGACGATTGAAAGAAATAATATAACTGCCGTCCTTGAATGATGTGCCCCATACTTGCCAATGTTTGATGAATACTACTCTTTTTGCGTCAACGATTACTGCGTACCCGTATTTTGTTGGAATAACGTGATTTGACGAGATTTTAACGACTGCGGTGTTTCCGTCCTCTGATACATGAGAACCTACCATATACGCATATTGATTTGAGTATTTGCGAAACTGTTCAGGGGCGAACCCCTTGAACGTGTAGTCTCTGTCGAAATCTCCAAATTTTAAAATACCCTCTTTGCTCCAAGTTGATTTTTTCATTTTCGTTTGCTCCTTTGTATTTCTTATTTACATTCTTATTGTATCACGTTTGTTATACGTTGTCAACATTTTCAATCGCTTTTATTAAAGTTTTTTCCAACTTATCGAAAAATGCGTGTGTGTAGAATTTCTTTAGTCGTTCGATGTCAATTTGAGTAAATCTTAAACAATCCTCTGAATACGATTCTCTACTACAAACTCCATTCTCTTTTGCAATTTTAAAGCGATATACTGTATCACTTACAATGTTTAAAGTAGTTAAGATTGTTTCATCATCGGCGCTAGATTTTAAAATCTCGCTCCCTAGCGCCTTGATGATTGCTGTATCTTTTTCTAATTTTTCAAAGTAGTTCATTTTTGTTCCTCCCTATTTTTAATTATAATCTTCAATAATTTCTAACAATCTTGAGTTATAACGTTTAACGTATTGTACAGTGATTCGAGCTGACTCTTCTTTTCTGTCGTCCGTTCTGCTCTCTGTTATTTTAACTTGTTCATCGACTGCCTTTGCTAGTTCTTTGACGGCTTTCATGTCGCTCAACTCTAGTTCATCCTCAGGTATAACGATAACCGCTCTAGTTACTAACTCTTTTGTTTTTTGTGCCTCTGCTTGTAATTTTTCATAGTTTGTCATTTTGTTTTGCCCCTTTGTTTTGTTTTCTGTAGTACCTTAACTACATTTATAGTATATAACATCCTTTATAGTTTGTTCAGTATTTTTATGAAAAAAATGCAAAAAAAATAAGCCTACCTTTTGGGGTAGGCTTTAATGTTTTATGAAAGTAATTCATTCACTCTGTTTTGAACCGCTTGAGCATTATATCCTGCATTTGTTAGGTTGTCAAAGCGTTCTTGTCCGTTGCCCCAAAGTCCTTGAAGGACTTCTTGAGCTACAGAATCGATATTAGTATTGCTGGCTTGTTTATAACCACCGCTTAGAATACTATTTACTCTATCTTGTACAGCTTGAGCGTCGTATCCTGCATTTTCTAGGTTATTGAAACGGTCTTGACCGTTGCCCCACAATCCTTGTAATACTTCTTGAGCAACGCTGTCAAGGTCTGAACTAACGTTGCTGCTAGGAGCTTCACCGTTTAAGATACTGTTTACTTTATCTTGCACGGATTGAGCATTATATCCAGCATTTGTTAGGTTGTCAAAGCGTTCTTGTCCGTTGCCCCAAAGTCCTTGAAGGACTTCTTGAGCGACTTCATCTAATGACTTGCCTCCGCCTCGATTTTGAGTTGGCTTTTCCGATTGAACACTATCCTGAACAGTAGGCTCGCTTGAAACTTGACCGAGCATTTCATCAACTGTTGAGCCTAGACTCGCAAAGTATTGCATACGTGAAACGAAATAATTTTTAACACTTTCAGTAGAATTGCCGTGTAATTCCATACTACGATGTGGGCACGTTGTTGGCACGAACTCGTGATGTAATCTAACAGTGCTAGTATTGATTGGTAAGCCGTAATAGATTAAATCTTCCGTTGCTTGCATTAAAGTCACGTCTTCGTTTTGCAAGAATTCTTCATCGCTTACTTTCATGCTTTCGCAAACCTCATATCCGATAGAACGGCAATTACTCCACCAATCGCCTGTGTGGTAGCCGATGTTGAACGTATCAATAACTCGTGCGATTGTGTTGCGATTGCAGTAGTAGTGTGCAATCCCAAGTGATTTATCACGATAACGCAACCAGTCCACATATTGCTCTGGCGTCATACTTCCTGCGTCATTGTGAATTACAACGAAATCGATACTTTCTAAACGTCCTGCGTCCATTAAATTTTCATTGATTTTATTTACCATTTTAATTCCTTCTTTCTTGTTAATTTGTTAGTTTACAGGCCAAGGGTCGTCTGTGAAATAACTTATATTAGAAACCCTTATGTCTCCGATGTCTTTGTCTGTAGGTATAGTGTCTAAGAATTGGAAACGTAAGTGATTTGCGTCTCCATATCCACCTAAGTACCAAGTTCCATAGGGAACACCATCATCGTTATAAATCGGTCCGATTAATGATGTTGCTGTTCTGTAACCATAGGGCATTTGACCGTTTGTTAAGATGAAAACTTTCTTTTCACGATTTCCAGGATGTGCCACGAATCCAAGCCCACCACGGCGAACAATACCGAACCAGCCCCATTGAAGCCCACCGAATTGTAATTGCACGATATCATTAATTCTTCGTGCTTTTACGTATGAATTGCCAAGTTTTGAAGTCGAATTTAGGGTTTTCCAACCTGTATCACCGTCTAATACAGCCCAACCAGTGTTACCTGAAGGTGTACGTTTAATCCACTTCAAAGCACCGTTTGTTTTCTTGGTGTCAACGTATGTCTGTCCGATAGTACCATTGACTTTACCGTTTGGCATACCTTCGCCAATCAACTCGCTAGATGAAGTGGAAGAATTTTGACTGGTTTCTGGTAAAGTTACCGAGCCACCTCCGTCTGACAAAACAAGCGTGTTTCCGTTTAAAGTTAGCTTTTGAGGAATGCCTACTCCGTCCGCACCTTTAGGACCAGTCAATCCGATTGGACCTTGAGGACCAGTAGGACCGACTTGTCCTTGTTCTCCACGCTCTCCTTTTGGACCTGCTTGTCCGTCTTGTCCTCGTTCTCCTTGAACGCCTTGAGGACCGATTGGACCTTGAAGTCCGTCTGCCCCTCTAGGTCCTTCTGGACCTCGTTCGCCTTGGATACCTTGTGGACCTTGCGGACCAGTCAAGCCTTGTAAACCTTGTGGACCACGTTCCCCAGTTTCTCCCTTGTCGCCCTTAGGACCAGGAGTTGATGAAATAGTCCGCAATTCTTCTTTTGTAGCAAATGAGCTTGTGTCAATACTAGGCTTGCTCTCTAAAGCTGATACACGCTCTCTGAGGGCGGTATCATCATAGACGGTGTCTTTATCCGTCTTTGCTTTTAAAGTCTCAATTTCGCTTGAAATTTGCTCAATTTCAGCACGTTCAACTTTGTTTCCCAGTTCTTGCTTAGTAGCGAATGAGCTTGTGTCAATTTCTGGTTTTGTTTCAAGTGCTTGTAATCGTCTCAAGATTTCAGAGTCGTCAAAGGTTGCACCTTCTACATGGATATTCTTGATTGCCTCTTCTAATTCAGCCTTTGTAACAATATCCGTTATCGCTATGATGCGTTTTGTGTCTTTCTCAACGATTGGTAATTCGCTGTGCTTATCAATTTCTGACACACGAACTCCAAACGAAAATTTTAGCAAGTCTGCTGATTGTACGACTTTTTCAGCATAGACATATCCATACACAATTTCATCCGTTGTAATTAAACTGGTATCGAATGGAACAGTTGCGATATTACCTTCAACCACTCCAGCCACTTCTAAGAAACGATTTGTCGTTTTGAAGTGAAATAACACAATGATTTTTTCAACGTTGACTCCGTTTAATTGTAACTCGATGAATGCGTTGTTCTTATCGTGTGAGTAAAATTCTTCTTTTACATTGTAAACTTTATCTCGGACATCAACGCAAACGCCAGCTTGTCGTTTAATAATTTTTTTCAAAGATTATCCCCCTTTCACACAAAATAAAGAGGAAGCCTTAAGACTTCCTCTTTTAGTTTAATCTTCGTTTGGTACGTGGTACTCAAGCGCTCTCGAGCTGTCAGATAGACCAGCCGTTGTAGGGTCGTTAACAACCCCAACCAATACTAGAAAGGCAAACAATACATTGATAAACACTAGAATTTTATCTACTGTTTCGCCAAACTCCAATTTAAAATTGAAGATATTTGCAAAGGCTTGTGCAAGCAATGCTAAAGCTGGTACTAAAGCAAGCCAAAAGTTTTTATTTTTAATTCGTACTTTCCAGTTAATTTTGTCCATTATCTTTCCTCCACAATTTCCAGTTCGAGAAATTTCTCAAACAATATTTTTATAGCACCATTTCCACCCAATTCAACGTAACTTTCATATAGCCGAGTTAATTCCTCAATCTCATGCTGATTTGTTCTACCTCGTCTAATTGCTTTTTTTAGACTTTCCTGCAAACGAAAACGTTGTAGACGTTGCAAACCTCTTCTAATGAGCGAGAGATTGGCATTATTATCTCGCCCAATCTCAGTAACTTCGCCCACTGATTTTTCAAGTTCACTTATTTTGTCAGCAAGAACATTGATTTGCTTTTCAGTCTCTTTTGTATTTTGAGTACTCTTAAATGAGAAATAACTTGGAATTATCACAATTAAAACGGGTGTGAGTTTATCGATTAAAGCTAAAAATTCCAATTAAACCACTCCCCTTTTTCATAATTCTATTGTAATGGCTGTGTGTCTAGCTCATTGGCTGGTCTTTCTTGTTTAGGCTCAGTCCATTTCCAAATGCCAAGTTTTCCGTTTTGCTCTAATGATGCGAGCTGTTCAAGTGTTTCCCCTTGATAAGTGAATGGCTCGTTTACTTGAACCATAACACGACGTCCTTCTTGATATTTTTCAACGTGGTTAGGGTTTTCAAGAGTGAAGATTTCTTGTGATTGGTAAGTTTTTCCAATTTTTCCAAGGTCAACTAATTCAAGACCACGTTTGAAAACAGTAGGGTCAAGTGGATTGTCAACATCCGTCACTCGTGCCAATACTGCCCAATCTGCAACGGCTTTAACCTCTCCGATTTTAGTATCTTTCTCAGCGAGTTTCCCTTCATATTCTTGCGCTTGCGTTTGCAAGTCTTCTTGTAATTTCTTAACTCCCTCCGCTGGGTTGAATTCAGTAGTCACTTGTCCGATAACTGCCTTAATTAGTTCATCGTCTGACTCGTTCACACGGTCGCCAATTAAAACACGGTCAAAAGCCGTATAAGGTGCCTCTTGACGAATTGCAACGAAAGTGCGGTTATTTTCTTGTAAATATTTGTTGATAACTTTAAATGTCATATATTATCGTTCCTCTTCTTTCTCTGTTTGTAGTTGTTTGATTTTCTCTAGCGCCTCTTCATATAACGCTTTGTAATTAGCACATTCAATAGTTTTATTTGCCAATTGAATTGCTAAGTCATTGATAATCTTATCTTGAGTGTTCATTTGCCCTCCGTTATTTCCATCTATCGTGATAACCTCTAGTGTAGTTTCCTGCTTTCGCTCCAAGATTTCTAAAGTTGTCGTAAATGTCATTTAAAATCAACGACAATTTTACTCCTTGAATGACAATTTCGTCAACTCCTGCAAGTGTGTGTGTGCCTGTATCAATAGACACTTCTTTCAATCCAGCTTGTGCGCTCTGGTTAAATGTTATTCTTTGACCGTACATGTTGACGGCACTTTTAACATTGCTTCCACTTCGTCCGTTCCATATTTGTAGTCCTGCGATTGTGTGGTCCATTTGTTGCAATCCGTTTCGATTACTTAATAATGCTGTGTATGAACCGTCAACACCGTTGATGTTACCAGCTCCAAACGCAAGATACTGCAAAGGACGACCTGAAAATTGGTTTCTTATACCTACTCCAAAGCCATTCATATCAATTTGACCTGTTTGCAAGTCAAATGTAGTATTCCCGTTTAGTGAGGAAATGCGTCCGCCTTTAATATGGTCTCCAGTAAAATCAACGTTTTTGATTTTGGTAATGGTTGCTTGCTTAGCAAACAATTCATCGATAAATGCTTGTTGAGATACTAGTCTTTGAATTAATGCAGTATCAATTTTAATTTTATCTGCCGTAACCGAGCCAGCGTCCAATGCGTTTGCGGTAACTGACCCTGCAGCAATCTTGCTTGCAGTTATCGCACCGTCCACAATCATGTCCGATTTAACTTTGATTTTTGGAGCGATGATGTCAACTCCTCTAGGACTTGTGGAAATGGTTGAGGCTAGTTGTTCCCCTGTAAGAGTAGTTGAGCCAATAACCACTCCCTCTGGAGTAACCTGCACCCTAGCACTATTAGAAGCGTTGCGAACTTCCTGTCTGATTTCGTTTGCCGTTTGTGCAATCGCACTCTTAACATTCGTATCGAAAAATTGAGTCAATGCGCCTTGGTTGCTCTTTTGAATTTTACTCCACAGCGTACTGTTTTGGTCTCTCATTTCTAGCTCGATTGACCTCATATCCTTAAACAGTCCAGATAAAGTCCGTTGCGTAACCATAGGTTCAACAAAGCTAGTAGGAAAATCTCCTTGCTCTAACTGAATGTCCGTTATCACGGTATCCCCAGCACATCCCAAATGATGTAATTTCAGCAATTCGTCTCGTGATTGAGGCTGAAACACTTTGTAATATCGACCATTATGCTCAAGTGCTGGCGCACGGACGTTTTGAATTGTGATGTCCATTTATTCCCCTCCGTATACTTTTATATCAATCCCTTGGTAATAAGGTGTGCTTCGTTTGAAATTCGTTTTTCGTTCAAACTCCTTTGCACTATCAACGAATTTGAATACGGTAAGGTTTGTTCCTTTTCTAACACTAGAAACGGCTATTTTTTGTCCGTTTATTTCAATAGCTTTTACATTCTCTAAAGATAATTCTTGATTCAATATAGATACTTCCCTAGTGAATGAATTATAGAATATCGTTTCTTTTCCGCTAAATAACAATTTCAATTTTTCCCAAACCAGACTATTACCAATATAACGCTTAGTAACTTCCTTGTTACCTACATAAATTCCTTCTCGCACAATATTACCTCCCCCTATGCTGTGTAAATATCATAGATAGTGTTTTCATCTTTATTGGCGATTGCGTCATATTGTGCCTTCGTTCCAGCCCAATATTTCAATGGTTGTCCACCGTTCTGATTGATAATATTTTGACCTGGCGAGCCAGTCTCCCCTTTGATACCTTGAGTCCCTGCTGGTCCTGTCGGTCCTTGAGGTCCTATTGGTCCAACTGGTCCTTGAGCGCCTTTTAATGTTTCTCTTTGTTGACTTGTTAAGTCCTCAAAACGAAGAACTCCGTCCGCACCTTTTGGTCCTTGTTCTCCACGCTCTCCTCTGTCGCCTTTTGGTCCTGTTAGATATTGTAAGTCTTGGAAACGGTCACGTCCGTTTCCGACCTTAACTTTTCCCGTGTCGCTCTCAACACCTAACTCGCCATCAAGTAAGACGAGCGGGCTGTTTGTCCAATCGCTCGCTGACATACGTTTGTGTTGCACTCTAATTGGAATTGTTTCCGTCATGTTCTACCTCCATCGAATATAAATGTTGGATTTTCGTTCCAACTTCCGTCATATATTGAATTTTGCCCGTCCGCAATATTCTTGTAGACTGGTTCTAACTCAAATCGATTTGTCCGATTATCAATCGTAACAGTCAAGTCTGTTGATTGATACCAATTTCCTGATAATGTCAAGCGGTAATTGCCGTTGTAAACCGATAATACTTGTTCCTCTTTTTGAGTTAAATCTTTGTCAATCTCTGGAAGAACTGAATTGATAGGCGATAAATGAACATGCCCACCATAAAACGGTGTCTTGTTAATAATAACAGTCACGTCCGTTTTTCCGTAAGGCGTACATGTTGCCGACCAGCTTATCACGTACTGTTTACCTAGTTCAAAGCCTTCCCCATTATGTCCAACTTCGACAAAATCAGTACCATAGGCAATTTTTTTAGCCGTGCTTCCATTGAGGCGGTTCTTGTTGTAAATAGCTGTACCGTCTCCACCAATCAGACCAGCGTTTATTCTTGCGGTTTCGCTGACCTGTTCCAATTTCTTGCTTAACTCAGCGATTGAGTCCGCACCGCTCATTAGTTCCTCTCGGATACGCTTAACAAACTCTGGACGCTCTTTTTCAATTTCCTCATGGATTTTAGTGCCTAATTCCTCCGTTTTGTGTTTGTATTCTTTTAGAGCATTGTCAATTTCAAGCTCTATTATGCGAACTTTTTCGTCAATTTCCTTGTTTCGTCTTTCGACCTCTTTCGCAATAGATTGGTCGAATAGTGACTCGGTAAAACCTTTCACGACCTCTTTGATTGCCTGTTGACGTGTCGCACGGTCTTTCGCTTGCAACGTTTGATAATCTCCAAGCTCAGCGGCTGAGCGATTATTATCAAGTTTGTCGATTGTTAGCTTGTGAATTCTAGCCTCAAAGGAAATTCCTATCTGGTCTCTTACAATTCCGACGCTATCTCCAATCCAAATATCATTCTCAATCGCATTAGCTAAATCTAGGAGATTAGCTTTAAATGTTACGATTGGAACAGATAAACGTTGCAACTCTTTGTAAGTCGCTTTTAATAGTTCAACTGGGTCTTCAATATCCTCGTTTGTATACACGGCAAACCGATGCTTAATAACTCCGTTTTGGTGTAAACCATAGATATTTTTTGCGGACTCATTTGTTACATAATTTTGACCTGCTGGTTTATCAACAAGGTCGCCTCTAGCGACAGACCAATCAACTTCTTTAAATTGAATTCTGCGACCGTAACCGCCTGTAGCCTCGCCATTCTCATCCGTGCTTTGTTCACCCTTACCAAGTCCAATTAAAGCAGTTACAACCTCGTCTGACGACTCTTCATGAGTAACATTTAAAATGTTAGAACCATACTCGAACTGATGTCCAGTAGCATGTCCAAATCTTTGACTGAGGTCAATATATCGTCCGATTATCTTGTTTTCGACAAAAGTATATCGAACCTTGAATTCGCAAGCGTATGACTCAATGATTTTAACGAGAGCTTGGCGAACTGAAATGTAGTAGAAACTCATTTTTCCAGTCCTTGTCAAGCCGTCCACATTTCCTAGTTGATAGCCTGTTCCCTCTAAAATTCCACTCAATACAAGGTCAGCAGTTCCTCTTGGTCGCTTATCCTCGATAACAAATGAATGTAAGTCGCTTTCCGCTCTGTCTATACCTTGGATAGTCAAGCCGAGGTCACGAGATTTTCCAGAAATTCTGAATAAGCAAAAAGCGTTGTCCCTTGATTGAAAACCAAAAAACTGAGCCTCTTTGATGATGTTAGGCTTGTAATCTATTGGAAGTTCAAAACTCGCTCTGTCAAACGTGTTCAATTCAATAGTGTGCGTAAAATCCGCAAGGCTCGCTTCATCGATTACATCAATCAATTCTTCCGTCTGATTAAATAAATAAATCATGCGAACACCTCTTTATACTGGATGTCATTCAATGTAGCGCCCTCAACTTGAAATGTATTCACGCCTT